GAAACCTGGCTCACGGCTGAGGAAGCCAAGGCCATCGGCTTTTGCACCGATGTGCTGCCCACCAAGGCCGGCCTCGTGGCTCCCGAGCCCACCATGGCCGCCGGGGCACTGCACGGCTATTACATGTCCATCATTTCCCAATCCACCGAGATGAAGCTCGAAGAAGTAAAAAACTCGCTGGCGAAGGCCGGCATCAAACTGGCTGACAACGCCAGCGAGTCCGATGTACTCGCCGCCATCGAAAAGCTCACCAATCAGACCCCGCCCCCGGTGTCGGCGTCGAAGTCCGGCGACGGTGAGTCGGAATTGGATGAGCTGAAACGAGAGCTGCAGCAACTCAAGGACGGCCAAGCCTCGGAGCGCACCCGCCAGATTGAGGACACGGTGAACAGCGCTGTGACGGCCGGCAAAATCACGGCCGCCCAGAAGCCGACCTACACCGCTCTGCTGGGGGCTGATTTCACCAACACCGCCAAGGTGCTGAGCGAAATGCCGGGCCGCTCGTCCGTTGCCAGCCGCACCAATAAGGCCGCCGCCGATGGTGTGCTGGCTACCCGCAACGACTGGGACTTCCAGAAGTGGGGCAAAGAAGACCCCAAGGGCCTGAAGCAGATGCGTCAGGACGAGCCTGAGAAATACAAAAATCTGCTCGATAGCTATCTGGGCTAAGCCCTACCACCCCGCGCAGTCCCTGCCCTTATCCCTCGCAATCCTTTTTCCCTTCCCATGAAATACCTGCTGCTGATTCTCAAATTGCTCGCTGGTGCCCTCATCGCTGCCGTGGTTGGCGGCGTGGTCGGCCCGGCGCTGGGCTGCTCGCCTACCATTCCCGCCGCTCTGCTCTTTGGGGCCCAGGTGCTGCGCGCCTGCGTCAATCCGGCCCACGAGGTCGCTGGTGCCCTCGCGTACGAGGACGTACTGACCAGTATTTTCACCCGGGAGCTGCAACGGGTGCTGTTTGCCGACAACGACTTTTACAAGTCCACCAAACTGCTCAACACGGCCAGCGACGCCCCCGGCATCGCCGCTGCCAGCTACCAGATTCCGCAGGAGCTACTGTTGCCCGAGGGCATCGTGGACCCGGCCGTATTTCCGCTGGAAGTGCAGGAGCTGGAAGGCGGCAACGAAATCGTGACGCTGAACCTGCTGGCTACCAAACCCACTCGCCTGGGTGACCAGGAAGAGTTGGAAGTGGCCTACGACCGCCGGGCCAGCATCCTGAGCCTGCACTCCAGCGTGCTCGACCAGATGGCCGCCGCCTCGGCCCTCAACAAAATGTCGGCTGTGGCTTCGGGGAGCATTATCCGCACCACCGGCGCCGCTGAAGCCGCCGCCCTGCCCGGCATGACGGGCACCCGCAAAGCCCTGACGAAAAACGACTTTATCAAGGCGTCCGAAGTATTGGACCGCACCGACATGAAGGGCCAGCGGTTCGCGCTGATTCCGGCCACGATGTACAGCCAGATGCTGCGCATTGACGACTTCGTGAGCTACGAGAAAACCGGCAACACCACGGCACTTGCCAAGGGTCAGCTGGGGGAGCTGATGGGCTACAAAATCTACAAGCGTAGCACCGGGGCCAACTTCACGGGGGCCCTGGCCCCCAAAGCAGTAGGCGCTTCGATGGGCGCAAGTGACCACGAGTCGGCCCTTTTCTGGATTGGCGACGCCATCGGCCGCGTGGAAGGCGCCCCGAAAATGTACATCAACGAGGCGCAGGCCCAATACCTGGGCGCGCTCGCCAACGGGGCCGTGCGCTTCGGTATGAAGCTGCTGCGCACCGACAAGAAAGGCGTGGTTGCGCTGGTGCAGGACAACGGCTAAGCACCCCCTGCGACACCCCACCAGCGGCCATCCTTCGGGGTGGCCGCTTTTGGCGGCAAAAGCCCTTCCTACTGCCTGACTACCATGCGCCTCGTCCTTAAACGCACCACCTTCACCAAGAACAGCACCATCGGCGAGCTGTCGATTGATGGCCGCCTTGTCTGCCATGTGCTGGAGGACGTGGTGCGCCCGGCCGGGCAAAAGGTGTTCGGCAAAACGGCTATTCCGGCTGGCACTTACGACATTATCGTGAACCTGAGCAACCGCTTCCGGGTGCTGATGCCGCTGCTGTTAAAAGTGCGTGGCTTTGAGGGTGTTCGCATTCACGCGGGCAACACGGAGGCTGATACGCTCGGCTGCCTGCTCGTGGGTACCTACGACCCGCGCAAGCCGGACTTTGTGAGCAACTCCCGCCAAGCCTACGCCCAGGTGCTGGCCCGCATCAATGCCGCGCTGGCCGCCGGTGAACCCGTCACCATCACCATCTCCTAAGCCGTGAGTACGACCAATAACACCGTTTCGGCGGATTGGGTGAAGTGGGTGGCCGGCTTGGCGCTGACCCTGAGCGGCACCGCCTTTGGCTACGCCATCAACACCGAACACCGGCAGACGGCCACCGAAACCACGCTCGAAAATCACATCAACGACGCCAAGGAAACCAAGCAGGACGTGTACCAGCGCCTGAAGGCCACTGAGGACAAGCAGGCTGCCGTGCTGGAAAGCATCAACGCCGTGCGCGTGGACGTGGCCGCCATTCGCGGGGCCCTCGGTATCAAACGCCAACAACCCATCGACCAATAAGCCATGCGTATTCTTATTCTTTGCGTTGGTGCTTCGCTGGCCCTGAGTAGCTGCACACGGCCGCCACCGATTACGGCACCTATTTCGAGGGCAACCCCGAGGCGCAGCACCTACTCGTCACCAGTGACGGGGAAGTGTTCACCGACAAAAACAAGAGCTGGGCCGCCTCGCACGCCAAGACGCTCGAAGACAAAACGGTTACGACCATTGAACGCGATGGCGACATGGCCGAGGACGAAGATGGCGAAGACACCGAAGAAACCAACTAAGGCCGACGCTGCCCGCGCCCAGCAAGCCATGCAGGCCCTGGGCGTGGGCACGCTCTACGGCACCGGGAACGGGCAGTATTTCCGCTCCCTGACCAACGCCACCCAGCACGCGGGCGGCAACCCCAACCACCTCATCACTTATTCTCTCGACCATGTCCCTGCCTGACGTTCGTATTGTAAGAGGCCGCGGCGGCCTCGGGCGCCAACGCCCCACCGAAGACGGTATTTCCGGCCTGGTGACCCAGGGCGTGGCCGTCACCGACGGGCTGCAACTCAGCACCAGTTACGAGCTGCGCTCCATCCAGCAGCTCGAAGCCCTGAAAGTCGATGCCGCCTACGACACGGCCAACAGCGCCGACCTGTACTACCAGGTGTCGGAGTTCTTCCGCCAGAGCCCCGGCGCGGTGCTCTGGCTGCGCGTCGTGGCCCGCACGGTTACGCTGGCCGCCATTGCCGACAAGGCCAACAACCACGCCAAGCGCCTGCTGCTCGATGCCGGCGGCAAGGTGAAACAGCTGGCCCTTTCGCTCGACTCGGCCAGTTCCTACACGCCCACCGTCGTGGATGGGCTTGACGGCGACGTGGTGGCCGCCATCGCCAAGGCCCAGGCCCTGGCCGTGGAGGAGTTCGAGCAGCATCGCCCCGTCGTTATCCTGCTGGCTGGCCATAGCCTCAGCATCACCCTGTCGGCGGCCCTCAATCTGCGCGAAGAAAATGCCGATTACGTGGCCGTAGTGATTGGGACCGACCACACCACCCGACCGGGGGTGCCGGCCATCGGCACGGCGCTGGGCACGCTGAGCCGGGCCAACGTGCATGAAAATATCGGCTGGCTCGACAAGTTCAACCTGACCTCGGACGGCCGTTTTCTGGAGGCGGGCCTCTCCAACGGCAAGGCCTTGGGTGACCTGCTACCCGGCGATTTGGACGGCCTCAATACCAAGGGCTTCATTTTCGCGCTGCCGCAAACCGGTTTCGACGGCTTCTACTGGAACGACTCGCACACGGCCACGGCCGCCGATAGCGACTACTGCCAGTTGGAAAACGTGCGCACCAGCAACAAGGCCGCCCGCGTGGTACGCCAGCGCCTGCTCCCGAACCTCAAAGGCCCACTGCCGCTCAATGCCGACGGCACGCTGCAAACGCAGCTCGTGGGCGACTGGGAGGCCAGCGGCAAAAGCGCGCTGGAGGCCAACCTGACCCGCAACGGGGAAATCTCGGCCTGCGACGTCTACGTGGACCCCACGCAGGACGTGCTCGCCACCAGCCAGGTGGAAGTAAAGTATTCCATCGTGCCGATGGGCGTGGCCCGGCAGATTGTCGGCACCATTGGCTTTATTAAATCCCTCTCCTAAGCTCGTATGACAGTTCCCTTAATCAACGGCGTGTCCTATTCGTGGGCAGACATTAACGCCTTCCTGTTGGGCCGCACGGTGTTCGGCATCACGGCCATTTCCTACGAGGATATGCAGGAGATGACCGACAACAAAGGTGCCGGCATCTTCCCCACCAGCCGCGGCTATGGCGCCAACGAGTGCAAGGCCAGCCTGACGCTGGAAGCCAAGGAATCGGAGCGCCTCGTGGATGCCGTGCCCTCGGGCCGCCTGCAGGACATTCCACCCTTCCCCATCACGGTGAGCTACGTGAACACGGCCAACAAGGCCGTCACGCACAAGCTCATGAACGCGCAGTTCAAAGGTAACAAGCGCGATGTCAAGTCGGGGGACACCTCGATTGAAGTTGAACACGAACTCATCATTTCCCACATCGAATGGAAGTAACTCTCCAAGTGCTGGAGCAGCTTAAGAAGCAGCACGGCGACATTCAGACCCTGACCCTCAAAGACAAGGGCGGCAACACCGTAGCCACCTGCCTGCTGAAAGAGCCCGGCCGCGTGGTGGTGGCCCGCGCCATGTCCCTCATCGCCCAGACCAAACCGCTCGAAGCCGGTGAGTTCATCCTCGAAAACTGCCACGTTGGGGGTGACGAGTCAGTGCTCACCGACGCCAAGCTCAAAATGTCGGCCTCCATGCAGTGCGTGCAGTTGGTCGAGCTGCTCGATGGAGAGCTCGTAAAAAACTAACGCCCCTGCCCGTCGACGAGCGAGACACCCGGGACGGGATTCGGAAAGCAGATGCCTTGATTAGCTACTACCTGCACATTCCGCATCCCGAACTGCTTGATACGCTGACGTGGCAGGACAAGGCCGGCCAGGCCAACTGGCTGCATCGCAACATCAACCCCAAATAGCAACAGGAGCGGCCGCGCGGCGGCTCCTGTTGCACTTCTGCCCTGATGGCTAACCTGCTTTCCTATACCCTTGCGCTGAAGGACTTCTTCACTGCCCCGCTTCGCAAGGCGGGGGCGGTGGGCGAGTCGTCGCTGGCCAAGGTGACGCGGCAGGCCCAGAAAGTGCAGAGCGCCGCCGGCGCGATGGGCAGCAGCATCTCGGCCGCCAACGCCAAAATCGTCAGCTCCACCACTAAGGCCACGAGCAGCATCACGGCGCTGGAAATTAAGCTCAACTCGCTGCGCAACGAGCGCAACGTGTCGCTGAACCTGCGCGACATCACCCGCGCCAACCGGGCCATTTCCGAGGTGGAGAACAAGCTCAACCACCTGGAAAACGTCGGCCGGCGCCGGTCGGGCGGCGGCATGGGCCTGGGGCTGCTCGGGGGCCTGGCCCTGGGCGCGGGCGTGGCCGGCGTCACCAGCGGGCTGCAGGAAACGGCCCAGATGCAGGGCATGCGCAACTCCATTGCCTTCGCCTCGGGCGGGGGTGAAAAAGGCGTGCAGGCCAACACGTTCGTGAAAAGTGCCACCGACCGGCTGGGGCTCGACCTGGTAGCCGCCACCGATGGCTACCGCACGCTGTCGGGCGCGATGATGGGCACTAAGCTGCAAGGCGAGGGAACCCAGCGCATCTTTGAGCAGGTGGCCACCGCCACCACCGTGATGGGGGTGGATGCCGAGGCGCAGAAGGGCGCCTTCCTCGCGCTGGGGCAAATGATGAGCAAGGGCAAGGTGTCGGCCGAGGAACTCAACGGCCAGCTCGGCGAGCGCATCCCGGGCGCCATGGGCATCGCGGCCAAGGCCATGGGCATGGCGCCGGCGGCCCTGATGGACCTGATGAAGGAGGGCAAGATAATGAGCGAGGACTTCCTGCCCAAGTTCGCGGCTGAGCTGCAGAACCGCTTTGCCCCGGGCCTGAAAGCTGCCCTGGGCGGCATTCAGCCCAAGCTCAATGCCTTCAACAATGAGTGGCTGGCCACCAAGGAAACCCTGATTATGGAGGCGCTGCCGGCCATTACCTACGTGATGGCCACTATCCGCCGGCTGATGAAAACGGTGCAGCAGTCCGTCGCCTTCGTGCAGCAGCACAGCACGGCCTTCAAAGTGTTCGGCATCGTGGTAAGCGTCATCGGCGCGGGCGTGCTGGCCTACAACACCTACGTGACCACGGCCGCGCTGCTGACCCGGGGGTGGGCAGCCGCGACGCTGCTCTACGAAACGGTTGCCCTGGCCGCCGCCGGAGCGACCGGCGGCTGGAGCACGGCCATGGCCATCCTCAACGCCGTGATGTATGCCAACCCCGTCGGGCTGATTGTGGCGGGCGTGGCGGCCCTGGTAGCCGGGGTTATCTACTGCTGGAACACGTTTGAGGATTTTCGCGGCTTTCTCTACGGCTTTGCCTACGGGGCGATGGAGTTGTTTCGGGGGCTGGGCAACGTGATTGCCGGCGCCTTCACGGCAGACCCGGCGCAGCTTTCGCGCGGCGTGTCGCAGTTGATGAATATCAGGAAGAAATACCGCGACGGGTACAGCGACGGGCTGCGCAGCTTCCGGGGTGGCGGCGAAAGCATCAGCGACTTTCTGGGCGGCCCCGCCCCGGCCGCCAGCCCGGCCGCCCCCGGTGGGGCCGGCGTAGGACTGAGCGGCAGCAAGGGCGGCAAGAGCGGCGGGGCCACCGGCGGGCACGGCGTCACCCACATCAACATTCACATCGCGCAGCTGGGGCAAACAACCATCCACACAAGCAGCGCCCGCGAGGGCATTGAGGACATGAAAACCGGCGTGCGCCAGGCGCTGCTCTCGGTGCTCAACGATGCCAACGCCATGACCACCTAAGCCCATGCAGTTCAACATCAACACGCGCGCCCTGCTGGCTGAAGCCTTTGGCTACTCTGCGCTGATGCGCTACTCAATGCCCGAGGAGCCCCAGCCCGAGGAAGCCAGCACCGACCTCTACGGCACCCCGCTGGCTCCCAATCGGGAGGGCACCGGGCTGCTTGGCCTGCCCGTCTTCACGCGGGTATCGTTCCTGCCCACCGCGTTTCACCTGGGCCTGAACCTGGACGACCCGCTGGTGGAAGTCAGCCAGGACAAGAACATTGTACTTACGGAAGTGCAGGGCCGCAATGGCACGGTGAAGGAGTACATCAGCGACGGGGACTTCTCCGTGAGCATTAAGGGCATTCTGGCCTCTGACCCCTTCGACGGCCGGTACAGCCGCCGCTACCCCGAGCGCGAGGTGCAGGCGCTGCGGCAGTTGGTGGCCATTCCCGAGGCGCTGCCCGTCACCGGGCGGCTGTTCCAGATTCTGGGTATCCGCAACCTGGTCATCAAGGGCGTGAGCTGGCCCACACTGCCCGGCTTCACCAACCTGCAGGCCTACGAGCTGCGCTGCCTCAGCGACGAGCCCGTGGAGCTGGGCGCCGGCCTGGGCGTGGACCGCCTGACCCCGCGCCTGGTGTCGGCCACCAACTCGCCCACCACGCCTTCTACTCGCCCCAACCTACTGGCTACTCTCTAATGCTGCGCCTCTGCTGCCAACTCACCATCGGCCCGCTGGCGCTGGATTTCGTGAACGACATCACGATTGAAAGCTCGTGGAAAGACCTCACCGATACCTGCACCCTGCGCATTCCGCGCCAGGTGTTGGTGCTGGGCCGGCAGCTATTGCCCGACGTGGTGAAAGTTGGCGACCGCGTAGTGGTGCGCTACGGCTACGATGACCAACTACGCACCGAGTTCAGCGGCTACGTAGTCGGCGTGAAAACCGGGCCGCCGGTAGAGATTCAATGCGAGGACGACATGTATTTGCTGAAGCGCAAGCCCATGACGCAGAGCTGGCGCGACGTGAGCCTGCAAACGCTGCTCGAATACGTGCGGGCGCAGCACGGGCTCAGCTTCCCCATTCAGGTGCTGGGGGCGGCTGGGCTGGGCAAGTTCACCATCAACCAAGCTACCGGGGCCGAGGTGTTCGACGCCCTGCGCAAAGATTACGGCATCCGCTGCTTTTTCCGCGCCGGTACGCTCGTGGCCGGTGACCCGTACAAAGCCTTGGACACCGCGCCCCGACACGCTATCGCCATGCAGGGCAATGTCGTGAGCCACGACTTGCAGTACGTGCGGGCGCAGGACGTGCGCATTAAGGTGCGCGCCATCAGTCACATTGAGGGCAAGAAGAAGGGCCGTAAGCGCATCGTGAAGGAATTCGGCGACAAGCTGGACGGCGAGCTGCGCACGCTCAATTTCGTGGGCGTGTCGGAGGCCGACCTGATTCAGCGCGGCGAGGCGGAATTGAAGCGCCTGCGCTTCGACGGCTACCGGGGCACGGTGACCACGTTCGGCATCCCGCTGGTGGAGCATGGCGACGTGGTAACCATTCAGGACGGCGACTACCCCGAGCGGGCCGGCGACTTCGCCGTGGACAAGGTCAGTAAATCATTTGGCACCGGCGGCAGCCGGCGCACCCTCACCCTGGGCCCGAAAGCATGAGCAACGGCGAAATCAAAGATGCCATGGAGCGCCTGAGCGGGCAGCGGGCCCTCATCCTGCCGGGGGTGGTGACCGCCGTGCGGCCGGAGGAAGATACCTGCGACGTGCAGCCCGACAACGACGGGGCCGAGCTGCTCGACGTGGCGCTGCTGGGCGGCATGTACCCGGCCGTGGGCGCGCAGGTGCTGGTCGGGCTGATTGAAAACCGGCTCACCGACACGTTCCTGGTGACGGCCGACACCATCACCCACTACCGCCTCGCCACCGAGGAGGAGAGCCTGCATACGCTGCTGAAGGACATTATCGCCGAGGTGCGGGCCCTGAAGTTCACTACCAACGCCGGCCCGACCATCGCCCTGGTGACCGACCAGCAGTGGGCCCTACTGGATGCCCGCGTGGACAAACTGCTACTACCCTAAGTCATGGCCCTGAACACTACCCAAGCCGAGAATGCCGTGTTGGCCCTGCTCGACGATATGGCCTCCCGCGACACCGACGACGCCCAGGCCCGGCGCGACTACGCCCGCGAGCTGGTAGGCATTATGGCCACCCTGATTCGCTCGGCCTCGGGCACGGGTAGCGGCATGGTGACCACCACCGGCACGGCCGCCGCCCAGACGGGTACGGCCACCATTACCACCATCACCCTTACCTAATCCATGCCCGCCGCCACTGATATTCTGCTAACCACTGACTACGACCTCGACTTTACGCCGGCCGGCGACCTGGCCGTGGGCGCCAGCGACGACCAGCATGTGGCCCTGCTGCTGCTCACCAACCAGGGCGAGTGGAAGGGCGACCCCTTGGTAGGCATCGGCCTGCGCCGCTACCAAAACGGCCCGCTGGGCCCCACCGAGCAGGCGCAGCTCAACCGGGAACTTTCGCTGCAACTGCAGCGCGACGGCTACCAAGTGAACCAAGCCCGCATCGACCCCGCTGGCAACCTCACCCTTGACGCTTACCGCCTATGAGCCAAACTACCATCACCGCCGGGCAGTCGCTGGCCGATGTGGCCGTGCAGGAGCTGGGCAGCCTCGAAGCCCTGTTCGACCTGGCCGACGCGGCGGGCCTGCCCATCACCGCCGCTCTCACGCCGGGCCAACCGCTGGAAGTGCCCGCCAGCGCCGGGGCCCTGCCTGAGTTGGCCGCCTACTTCGCCAGCCGCGCGCAGCGCCTCAACACGGGCGAGGTGCCGGCCGGCGGGCCCCTGCCCCGGGCGGGGGATTACGCCCTCGACTACGCCCCCGGCGATTACCTCACCATCTAAGTTCCTTTCCTGGCATGCCTTCGACTCCCTACTCGCAACTACTGACCGACCTGCTGCCGCTCAAAATCCGCAGCGCCGGCGACCCGGGCGGCCCCACCACGGCCAAAGACCACCGCGCCTTTGAGGCGCTGGAAATCGAGGCCATTGCCTTCCTCGAAAGCATGGCGCGGGGCAACCGCATCTTCGTGGCTGAGCTCTTCGACAACCCGCCCGAAGTACCCGCCGACGTGCTGGAAGGCGATTTGTGCCTTGACCGCACCGGCAACCTGCCCCTCTGGGGCTGGGTAGATGGGGAGTGGGTAGCCCTGGGCGACCTGGTGGGGGCCGCCGGGGCCAAAATCCTGGGGGGCGCGGGCGCGCCCGACCCGGCCACCGGCACCCTCGGCGACTGGTATTTCCGCTACAACGTGGCCGCGTTTGAGAAAACGCCCGGCGGCTGGGTGAGCCGCTTCGGGTTGGGGGCGGGCGCGGCCCTGCCCACGCAGACGGGCAACGCGGGCAAGCTCCTGGGCACCGACGGCACGGTGGCCAGTTGGGTGGCGCCGCCGAGTGGCCTGCCCGACCAGACGGGCAACTCCGGCAAGGTGCTGACGACGAACGGCACGGCGGCCAGTTGGTCGGTGCCGGCCGCGACCTACACCGACACCCAGGCCAAGGACGCGGCCGGGGCGCTGCTGGTAGCCGGCACCACCACCACGCTGGTGGCTACCTACAACGCCACCACGCACACCCTCACCTGGAACGTGAAGGGCGCTAGCTTAAAAGTGGCGCACTTTGAGGCCGCTGCGCTGGTGGCCGGGCAGTTTCCCAGCAGCCAGCTCACCAAGCTCACCAATGCGGGCAACTGGACAGCGGGCGTGTACACCGGGGCCGCCGCCACGGGGGCCAACGGAGCGCTGGTCGGCGTGGAGGAAGGCATGTTTTACGCGGCGGGCGGCTACGCCTTCCGCGCCACGGCAGCCAATGCCGCCGTGTGCTGGAAACTGACCAATTACGGCTCGTAACGATGGCCAAGTTTCTTCCAACTGCAGCGGGCAGCAAACTGCTCACCACCGCTCCACGGGGCAACGCCCTGTGCTTTCCCGGCACGACGCTGGTGAAGGGCAGCCATGCCAGCTGGGCCGTCACCACCGCCCTCACCTTTGAGGCCTGGGTGTGCCTGCTGCCCCAATCGAACACCCAGCAGATGTGCCTGTGGCAGCACGGCACCAACAGCAGCAGCGTGGCCTCCTGCCTGCTGCGGCCCATGCTGGCCGTGGCCGGCACGCCTGCGCAAGGCTACAACCTAGCCTGGTATAACTACGCCGTGCCCGGCGCCGGCTATTTGGTCAGCACCGGGGAACGCCTCTACCCGAACGTGTGGGCGCACGTGGCCGTCACCTACGACACGGCCCTGACCGGCGGCAACGTCAAGCTCTTCGTCAACGGCAACGTGGCCGGCATCTTCACGCAGAACACGGCCGTGCCCAGCTCGCCGTTCAACATTCTCGGTGGCTTCGACTCAGACGGCTCGGTGCGCTTCTCGGGCCTGGTGGACAATCTGCGCCTGTGGAACGTGGCCCGCACCGCCGCGCAGATTCAGACCGAGATGTACCCGCTGCTGCCCACCACGACGAGCGGCCTGGTCGGCTGTTTCGGCTTCGACGAGGCCAGCGGCGATTTCCTGGACGTGAGCGGCACGAGCACGGCGCTGGCCGTGGATGGCGGCACCGCCGCCACCAACCCCGCCCGCCAAGGCAGCACCGCCCCCATCGCTCCGCTGGGCACCCCGAAACTACTCACCGTCTAACCGACCAGCCAATGGCCCGTTCTATTTTTACCATTCAGGCCGAAATGGCCACCGCCCGCGCCGCCCAAGCTGAATTGGCGGGCCTGAGCAGCCCCAGCGCCACGGCCATCTACCGCCTGTTTGAGTTCGTCGTGGCCGGCAGCATCTGGGCGTTTGAAACTATCCTCGACCGCTTCCGAAAGGAGGTGGACGACAGTATCGCCCGCGCACCAGCTGGTACGCCGGATTGGTATGCCGACCGGGCGCTGGAATTTCAGCTTGACGACCCGCTGGTGGTGCTGCCCACCGGCAAGCCCGGCTATGCCGAGGGTAGCAGCGGCCCCCGCATCGTCACCCGCGCCACGGCCAAGGAGAACAATACCACAGGGCGGCTTTTTCTAAAAGTAGCCAAGGATGGCGCCACCCCAGGCACGCTCGCAGCCCTCGACCCTGCCACCGAGCTGGTGCAGGTCCGCGGCTACTTCGACCGTATCCGCTTTGCCGGTACGCGCCTGGAAGTGGTAAGCCGCGATGCCGACCGGCTCCTGGTATTAGGGGGCATTTACTACGACCCGCTGCTGCCGGTGGCGACAGTGCGTACCAATGCCGTGGCTGCCGTGCAGGGCTACCTCGCAGCCCTCGACTTCGACGGCCTGGTGTATATGAGCAAACTGGTGGACGCGTTGCAGGCGGTGCCTGGTGTAGTCGATGTGCAGTTACTAACGGTAACTGCTCGGGTGGGTAGCGCTGCCCCCGTCGCCATCGACCGCGTGTATGAAACAGCCGCCGGCTACATCATCCCTGAAGATGTGCCAGGCCTGACCCTTGCTGACACCTTAACCTTCCTGCCCAATGGACAATAACAGCCCCATCGACTTCGAGCGCCTGGCCGTGCAGCTGCTGCCCGCATTGCTGCGCAAGCCGCGGCTCACCGGCTGGCTGCAGGCCCTGCTCTATCCCCTGCGCCAACTATATGCGGGCTTTCTAGTCTATGCTGACCGCGCACGGGCGGAGCTGGCTTATAATAGTCAAATCATCGTGTTCGAGCAGGCGCTGAACGACCAGTTCGACCCTGGCGGCCGACGCATTGTCATTCAGAACAGCGATACCGAGTTGCAGCCGCTGTACCTGAACTACAAAATCGAAGGCCAGTCTGACAAATACCTGCGCTACGCCGTGGAGGGCCCACCCTGGACTTACCTCTATCAGCAAGCCGAGTTTGCCAACCAAACCGATTTCACCGTGCGCGTGCCGGTGGTACTCCGCTCGGCCGAGCGCACCTCGCAACTACACGCCCGCATCAACCATTTCAAACTGGCTACGCGCCGCTATACCCTCAAATTTGTATGAAAAAGCTCGAAGGCGACCTCGGCGGCCGGCCGGTAAACAACGACGATTTAATGACGCTGCAGGATGAGTATTCGACTGCTGCATTTAGCCCCTACGCGGGCCGCGGGCCGTTCATCGTGACGGGCTGCCAAGTAAGCGGCCCCGGCGGCGGGCCCTATACCGTGGCCCCTGGGCTGGTGATGCTCGATGGGGAGTTCCGCCGCTTCTATGGCATGAGCCACGCCACGCTGCCGCTGCAGTTTCAACTCGGCGCGTTCGATTTCGTGGATGAGCGCACATATGAAACCGGGGGCACCAAGCCCTGCATTCGGGAGCGTCCGGCGGTGCTGGTTGCCTCCAACCCCGCGTACACCGGGGGCGAGTTTCTGCCGTTCACTACGTTGGGCGGCAAGCGTCTGAAGCACGTCCTGCGCGAGGATATGCACGATATGGGCGACATTTCCCCCACGGCCAATTATGTAGCCAGCAACTACGACGCCACCGGTCTGGGCAAGCCTTATACTGAGGCCTGGGGCTGGGCCCTGTGCAACGGGCAAGCTGGTCGGGCCGACCTGCGTGGGGCCTTCGTGGCAGGCCTCGACCCCGCGCGAGCAGATTACGACCAGGTAGGCGACACGGGCGGCTTGGAACAGGTTACGCTGGAGTTAACACAGATTCCCCCACACAATCACAATAACGGCAGCTTTACCAAGCTACTCAAGAATAGCACGGGTGGCAACGATACAGCGCAAACCGATGCCTCACCTGGCGAATTGAACGCTGTAACCGGGGCCGACATTCAGCCGGCCGGGGGTGGGGGCTCCCACGAGAACCGGCCGCCGTTCTACGTCCTGGCGTATCGGCAGTGGGTGGGTTTCTAG